GGTTCCGTGAGGTGCTTCGAACAGTTAGGTTTGGAATTTTGAGATTTTAACTACTTTCACCAAAAAAAAACGAACTTCAACCAAACAAAACCGAACTACAAATGAAACTCTATAGGATCAAAAATTGGGACCGTTTCGAGAATTTTCGCAGCAGGCAACTCAATACGTGCAAGTTTTTCTGTATCCCGACAAAACAGGATGGTTTGGGGTATAAAATTTTGACCTCAATGCCCGATGGTGCAGCACTTTATGGATGTTTTGTGGCGGTCTGTTTGATCGCATCAAAACAGCGAAATCCAAGGCAGGGATTTCTGACAATTACAGGTTCCGCGCATGATAAACCATTTTCTTGCTCCGAACTGAGTTTGAAGTGCAACCTACCAATCGGTAAGTTGAAACGAATGTTGATCGCATGTTCATCACCTCGCATTGGGATCAACTGGATTGAATGCACTCCTGTTATGTGGTTGAAAAAGTTGAATTCACGACTTTGGCTGCCATCAACGAGTTACAAAAGTGAAAGTAGCGACCACGTAGCGACCGACCAACGTCCGAGTAGCGACCACGTAGCGACCGACCAACGTCCGAGTAGCGACCACGTAGCGACCGACCAACGTCCGATTAACCCCGAACGAACGAAGGAAAGAAGTATTCGTTCGATTAACGCGCGCGCGCGCACGCGCGAGGGAATCGATTTGGGAAAAATCGAAGTCAACCAGGCTGGCAATCAAATTTTAGGCTTGCTTTCGCGGTGCCAGGCGTTATTTTTGGAAACAAATGAGCTTAAAAACTGGCATAAACGATGGTACGAACGGGCCTCAAACGATCCAAAAAAGCTTGATCGCGTGCTGGCGCACTGCGAAGAATTCAAGCGATCCGGTGCGAAAGTGCTGAAAAGTTTCCCGGCAATGGCCGAACATGCCTGGCGGGAGTTCAAATGAACGAACCAAGAAAAAAAGTTTTGCTCGTTCGCGATGACCTCAGCGAATGCCGTCACATCGTCGAACTGATTGACGAGCCGGGACCAGCTCATGAGCACGAAAACGAGTCCTCAGAAGACGAGGGTGAAGACCTATGCGTTGGACAGTGAGCAATGCCGCGCGCGAATTCAAATGCGATCCCGTCACGATTCAAAAAGGGCTGAATCAAATGGGCCTGAACGTCGTGAAGCACGCGAAATTTTCCTCGCTTCAAATCGTCCATGCCATCTTCGGCGATCTTGAGCAAGAAAAAGTTTTGGAGACACGCCAACGCAGGAAGCTGCTCGAAAAACAGAATGCCGAAAAGGATCGCGTCCTCGTAAATCTCGATGAAGTCCAGCAGCTCACCAACGAAACCTTTCTCCCGATTCGTCAACGCCTCGTCGGACTGTCCTCAGAATGTGGTCCGCTGTGCAACCCGAGCGATCCCAAGCTCGCATTCGAAGTGCTTGAAAATTGGATTCGCGAATCACTCCCCTACATTCGGGACCGGATGCCTAAACCGCCGATCGGCCAGATCCCGCTTGTGCCATGACCGATTACCAGCGCAGCTTCATTTGCGGTTTGCTGCTCGGCTACTTCGCGGACAAGCCCAAGCTCGCCGTCTCGGATTGGGCCAGCTCAAATCTGCGATTCAACGAGCCGGATAATCACGGTCCATTCACGACCACCGCGCGCGAATTCATCCGCGAACCGCTCGACGTTTTTGCCGATTCGCAAATCACCGATTGCGTTTTGATCTGGGCCTCGCAGACCGGCAAGACAGGCGTCATCATGGGCGGCGCGGCCTGGACACTCATTAACGAACCGCTGCGCATCTTTTGGGTGATGCCAACGCGCGATAAGGTCCGCGCATTTTCTTCGACGCGCTGGACTCCGCTCGTCCTCACGTCACGATGCTTCGAGGGCTTGATCCCGATTGGTACGCGCCGGCATGATTTCTCCAAGCTTCAGCAAAATATCGGCGGCTCGCATATTGATTTTGTTTGGGGCGGCTCACCGGCCGCCCTCTCAAGCGACCCGGCGCGAATGGTCATCCAGGACGAAGTGGATAAATTCGACGAAGCGGGCAAGGAGGCCGGGTCAATGGAACTGGCCGACTTCCGCGCAAAACGATTCGCGAATCCAAAACGCATCAAGACCACGACGCCCACGGTCGATTCCGGTCCAGGCTGGCAGGCGTTTTTGAAGACCGATCAACGGCGTCGGTTCATGCCATGCCCGGGCTGCGGAAAAATGGTGGTGTTCGTTTGGGCGCGTGAATTCACCGTGTTCAAACTCACCGGCGAAGAAGCATTCGTGACGTGGGACCAGGAAGCGCGGCGCGAAGATGGCACCTGGAACTATCAGCGCGTGATGGACACCGCACGCGCTCTCTGTCCGTTCTGCGGATTCGGAATTCGCGACGGCCACAAAACAAAAATGGACCGCGAAGGCGTCTGGCGTCCGACGAATGCCGAGGCCGCGCCGGGCCATCGCGGCTACCATCTGCCGAGCATGTACGCGAGCAGCGTCGAAACCGGATTCGGCCGACTCGCCGTGAAATTTCTGCAAGCGAAGCAGGGTTTGCTCGGACTCCAGGCATTCATCACGAATGAACTGGCCGAACCGTGGCTGAATCAGGAAAGCCGCGACTCAATCATCGAAATAATTGCCGCGCCGGATGCCGCGCCGCTGGAAAATTCGGTGAACTTTTTGACTGCGGACTATCAATTGCTCTCGCCGCACATCTGGTACGTCGCGCGCCAATGGGCCGGCCATTCGCGCCTGCTGGAATTCGGCTGTCTGGAAAGCTTCGATGAACTGCGCAAAATCCAGCTCAAATACAAAATTGATGACAACCATGTTGGGATCGACTCCGGACATGCTGCGCTCGATGTTTATTCGGCATGTTTGCGATGGGGCACGCTCAATAAATCCGTGCGACCACCACTTTGGGTCGGTTGGTTGCCGATGAAAGGATTTGATCGGCGCGAACAGTGGAAATCCCCGCGCAATCAGCGCGTGCGGCCGTTCACCGTAGGTAGTGCGACACTCAGCACCGGCGGCATACGATTGCCCCTCATCGAATTTTCCACAAACCATCTCAAAGACATGCTCGACCGATTGCGCTTTGGACGTACTCCGTGGCGCTTTGAATTGTGTTCGCGCGTGGACGATGAATACCGCCGGCATCAGGACGCGGAATACAGAAAACCTGTTTACAATCCGCAGACCAGAAGAGTATCGTTCGTGTGGGTCAAGCGCAGTCGGGTCTGGCCGGACCATTTGCGCGACGCCGAACTGATGAGCATCACACTTGCGCTATTGCACCAAAAATTGCCGCTCGAAATGGACGCCGAGTTGGAAAAGCCAGGACCAAAAATCCCATTCAAAAAGGCAGCATGAATTTCTCCCACCAATCCGCTGGTTACAGACGAGTTTTCAGCGCCAGGGATGGCCGCAACAGATTGGGAAGGCACGGCCCGTAAGCCTGTAACCGTAAATGCGCGAACCCAACGCTAAAGCAGGTCCAAAGGTGACACGCCGGAAAGACGGCGCAAAATTATGACTATAGACGACCGCGAAGGACTAAAAATGTTACGATTCGCCGGGCTATTGGCACTGGCGGCATTATGTTTGGTCGCATTTTGCGGCTGTTGGACCGACAATATCGGCCCGAAAAACCGTCCCGCTGATCCTTACGGTCTCAATTCGCGCACAAACTCCGCTCTGCCGCCTCTGCCGCCTCGGGCAGTGCAACGTGAGGTTCAGCGCGATCTCGTCGCGCCACCGGCCAACGTCGCGCGTGCTGTGCGGCTTTCCTGGGACCGTCGCGGAAACGAATGGTTCGATTTGCTCGAATCCTCGGTTTTGCCCCCCGTCTGGTCGCTCCGGGCTAACCTCTCGACGAATTTGATTGATCTGCCGGCGACCGAAGCGCAAAAGTTTTTCACCGTGAAAGCCCAAAACGAATTTGGAGACTCGCTATGAACATTTTCAAACTGTTTTCTCCGCGCCTCCGCGCCTCCGCGGTGATATTATTTGCGATTGAGGTTCAGGCGCAAACAAACCGGCCGGTCACATTCGCCGCTGATCCTTCCCCAAGCGCGAGTGTGGCCGGTTACGCTCTCGTCGAGATCGTGAGTGGAACAAACGTAATTGTGCTCACCGTCGGCACGAACCAAACCGCCTGGACAAACAAATTCACCGGCCAAAGCGGAACCGGCATTTTGTTTACTGCGACGAATTTGGATTTCACATTGCCGCGGACATTCTCCGCAGCCGCGTTCGATACCAACGGTTTTTTCAGCATGAACTCGCCGGCCATCACTGGACAGCGGCCGCTGCCGCCGCCGAACTTCCGAGCCACATCCGGGCCATGATGCCTTTTTTGCAGCTTACGTTGATCCATGCCCGTTTCGCGCCGAAAACAATTCCACGTGGAATAAGTGGAACGGGTAAAAAGACTTCTCTGCCACAAATGCGGCCTGAATGTGCCAGCCTTCAATCAACGATGGTGCAACGCCTGCCGCGCCGCCTGGATGAAGAGCTATCGTATCAGGATCGCCGCTCAAAATTGTAGCCGCAAGCTGAAGCTTGCGGCTAACGATGAGTTCAGGCGCACAGACCCGCCGTTGACACCATGACGACACTCGAACAACCCGTGCAGGTGGACGAAGCCCGCGACTCTCAAGCCTCGGAGCGGGGCTGTGTCGTCCTGCAACGATTGGTTAAGCATCTTGTCAGCACGTCTGGAGGCATCTGTTCTGCGGCCACTCAAAAGCGTGTCGCTTCCAAAGTGGGCGCTGAAAATGTCCACTCCATCTTTGCCGATACCATCGTGGAAAACGATGACCTCTACCGCTTCCTTGTGGAAAGCACCTGCCGACTCTATGGCAAAACTCCACCGCCGATGCCAGTGCTGCCGCCGGTAATATCCGAACTCAAAGAACGCAAGATCGTGCTGGCCGAACTCCGCGCAACCGTGATGCAACTCTGTCCGAACATGGTCTGGCTGTGCGCCGGTCGAACGCCGTGGGAAGTAATGAGGGACGAAAGAATCATCGGTGGCGGCTACACCGGCGCTGACCCGTGCAGCAAACATCTCAAACGCCTTCTGATGGACAGATGGCGGCTGGCAAACTGCGACGTGAACCGGACGACACTCTACTTCGGGATAGACTGGACGGAAATCCACCGCCTTGACGGTGATGGAAAAAAGAAAGGTCTGCGTGAGAGAATGAAGCCGTGGCGTGTCGAAGCGCCCATGACCGAACCGCCGTATCTGGACAAAGCGCAAATGATCGCGTGGCTCAAGGCTGACGGAATCCGCCCGTCGGATGCCTACTGCAAAGGCTTCTCACACGACAACTGTGGAGGCTTCTGCATCAAAGCCGGGCAAGCGCATCATGCAAACCAACTGCGGAACAATCCGGCCCGCTACCAATACGATGAGCAGCAAGAGCAGGAAATGCGGGAACTCGTCGGCGACTACTCGGTGATGAAAGACCGCCGAGGTGGAAAGACAACGACCCTGACGCTGCAACAACTCCGAGAACGCATCGAACGGAGTGAACCATACGACCTTTTCGATTACGGAGGGTGTGGGTGCGCGGTAGATGCTTAACAGTGATTATCCTCTGAGCCATTAGCATAATGAGTGAATCAACTCACATTCAATGGTGCGATAGCTCGCTCAACTTGCAAATGGGATGCGATGGCTGCGAGCTTTGGAATCCATCGGCGGGCGTCCGCCGCTGTTACGCCGGTAATATTACCGAACGAATGCTCGCCCGAGGCCTAATGGCCGGATGGCCGGACTCCTTCGACAAACCAAAAGTTTTTCCAGAACGCATCCAGCAGGCGCTCACCTGGCCCGACCTTACCGGCCGTCGCCGCTCCGACAAATCATGGCTGGATTTTTCGCCACGCATCATTTTTCTGAACGACATGGGCGATACGTTCGCTCTTGGGATGCCGGAAGGCTGGCTTAATCCGTTGATTCCTCGGCTTGCGAATACGTCGCACATTTACATTTTGCTCACCAAACGGCCGTCGAGGATGCGTGAATATTTCAAATCGCGAAAGGTGCCAAAAAATTTCTGGCTTGGGACGAGCATCACCGGACCGAATCCGCGCCGGCTGGATGAACTATGCGCAATTGATTGCGAAGTCAAATGCGTGAGCTATGAACCGGCCTGGAAGCCGGTGGATTTCCGACAATGGTTCGGTGTCGGTCTGAATTGGATCAAGATCGGCGGGGAAAGCGGACCAGGCGCGAAGATTCAGCAACTCGAAATTTTATCGAAGACACGTGAGCACTGCGAACACGGCGGCGTGGCGTGCTTCATAAAACAACTCGGCTCACGTCCAGTCTGGAATGGAAATCCACTTCCACTGCGCGACGCGAAAGGCGGAGATTGGGACGAATGGCCGGACCAGTTTCGGTTTCGACAGATTCCAAAAGTGGAATCAAGGCATGAGACCATGTCGCTGCAACTGGCGTAATGCGAGATCGCGCGGATAAAGAATCACGCGCTTATTTTGTTCGATCCGCAATTCCCTGAGTCCCCACCGCGTTTCATTTCTACGCATTCGCGTGACGGTGGTTCCGGCTTCCCCTGCGATTTCTTTGATGGTGAGCCTTTGAGAAGGTTGCATTGTTGCGATTCAATACTTCCTTCCATTTTCGTCAAGGATTTTTTCAGGCGCAAATCCAGCCAGACCATCGCGCCAGCGAACCCGAGGAAAATTCCGAAAAGCACGAGCATCAGATCAGCAATCATTTCTTCTTTGGTTGTAGCCTCAGGCTTCAGCCTGCGTTTTTTCTGCGAAAGGTTCAGAGAATGTTTTTACTTTGAAAAATGGATTTTTTTTTGGATTCGCGATCTTCAACAGAATATCACCATGACAAGGCTGGCCATCCAATGGACACCAGCAAGCCAGGTCTTTGCCGCGCAGCCGGTCAATGTTTTTGAGCGCGTGCTCACGAAACTTTTGTTGCCGAGCAAAACATTTTTCATCCGTGCTGATGTAGGTAAAACCGCCGCATAATTTCAAAAACAAGTCCACGCATCTAGCACGATCTCCATGCTTGCCAACGATAAATGGGTTTCCCCAATTCCCAGATCGGCTGATGTTGACCGCGTTCGCCGGCAACCTCCAGCCCTTCTTTCGTGACAATCGAATTCGTTTTGGCATCTTGTTAATCCCGATATGGCAACCGTTCGGTTGATTCTTCAAACTTCGCCACGCTCTCAAAGCGCGTGAAGGCTTTCAAAAACGTCAGGTTCACTTCGCCCGTTGGTCCGTTGCGCTGTTTGGCAATCAACAGATTCGTGGCAATGGTTTCAAAATCCTTTTCCGACTCGTCTTCTTTTTGAGGTCGATACAGCAGGCCAACGAAATCCGCGTCCTGTTCGATTGCGCCGCTCTCGCGCAGATCCGCCATGCGAGGTTTGCGACCGGCCTCGCGCTCGACATCCCGGTTAAGCTGGCTTAACACGAGGATGGGCACATTCAATTCCTTCGCCAGTGCCTTGATGCCGCCCGAGATGTCGGCGATCTCCTGCTGCCGGTTCTCCGCCCTCCGCGCCGTTGAATGCAAAAGCTGCAAATAATCAATCACGATCAGCTTCACGCCATGCTGTTGCGCCATGCGCCGTGCTTTGGCCCGCAACTGGAGAATGGAGAGCGCCGGTGAATCGTCAATGAACAAGAGTGAGCCATAGAGCTTGCCCGCGGCGCTCGTGAGCCTGGGGAAATCACGTTCAGAAAGAAATCCATCGCGGATGCTGCGCAAGTTCACGCGCGCGCGCGAACAAAGCATTCTTAGCACGAGTTGGTCGCTGGTCATTTCCAACGAGAAAATACCGACTGGCAACTTCAATTCATTCGCCGAGTGCTCGGCGATCTGCATGGC